AGCAATATCGCCATATGATGTTTTCTGGCTTAACTGCTCTGGGACCATACTCATTTAGCAATCCACCTATCCAGCTCTGCCGAAAACTCTAGATCTATACCTATCTGTATTTGCGTATTGCGCCGTCTTAGCGTCATGGTTGAATCCTCTTCAATGAGTTTGCCATTCCCGTTAATAATTACCTTAGTTCTGCTCTGGCCAACTTTAATTGTCGCTGTATCTCTGTCGCTTGGAGCCGGATCAAGGCTAACTGTTATCTCCGCCGTGCAAACAATCGTTTGATGCCCGGTTGTTGTGCCGTCTATCGTGTAATCTACTGCCGTTACTACTGTTAATCCCTGAAGATCGACAATATCAGCCTCGGCAGCTGTCATTCTTAACTCAACCGCAGCCATTCTTAACTCAACCGCAGCCATTCTTAATTCTAAAGCCACGACTCTTAGCGTTAAAGCGTCAATATCTTCGTCAATTATGATGATAGTATCGGCAGATTCATTAACAGAAACCCCGGTCTTACTGAAAAACTCCGCGTATCTGATTGTAAACTGGCCGAATTGATCAAATATCGGCTCGCCTCTTGTGGGCGACTCAATATCACTAGCCACTGCTAGTAGTCTCAGCGTTACCGAACAAGCCAAACACGTTAATAGGTACCGGATCGGTAGTTTTCCATCTCAATACACGGGTTAAGGGTATTCTGCCCAGCCTAGACCAGCGCACACGCTTCTTATACTCGCCGACTTTGCCCATGGACTTCCTGATCTCGCTATTAAACGACCGACTGCCATTGTCGGAGTAGTCCATTCTTATTATTGGATCAGGTGTTGTCGCGTCGCCTAGACCTGTTTGCATAACAAGCTCGATCTCATGCGAGAAAATATCATCGCCGTTATTAATAAAGGGCTTGGTCGTCCAAAACCTTTCGATGGTATTGCCGTACTCGGTGTAGGTGTCTCGGTCAATCTCACCAACCAGCCCTGATCGATCATCACCAACCTGTATCTTGCCGTAGGCCTTAACCCCATGGACAGCACGCCAAGCCTGAAACCCGGTGCCGTTGGTCACTCCTGTCTGCCTTTCGTGCCACTCTGGCTTTCCAGATAGCTGTGATGTTGTCTGGTCGTAAACAAAGGTGTTATCACCCACTGTAAATACGGCAAAGTAATTGCCGCCCTCGGCGTATGAGAAAGCTCTAGCGTTGCTTATAACCTCTTCCGAATTACCGTGGATAAGCTGATCAATTGATTGAGTTGATATTTTTTCAAGGCTAGAACCGAGCGCACGATAAATGCCAGGCTTCTCATTCATGCCGCCGCCCATAAACAAAAATGAGTTGTCAAAAGAGATAACCGTGTTTCTAGCGGCGCATCCTTTAGGGATTAGGGCCCCGGGTATTACCTGAAACGGGAAACCTTCAGTAACAATATTGCGATAAACCTGCGTAGTCGTATCGCCAAGAATGTACAGCTGATTATGGTCATTAAAACCTCTAACAATTAAGTCGGGGTTAATCTCGGCGTCTGCAAAATCCAAGCCATTGAAGTCTTTGCCGTCGTTAATTGTTTTTGCTGAAGATGAGAACCAGACTAAATCAGTTGTATAGGCGTAATAGCCGCCCTTAAACTCTACGCTTGTTGCTTGGCCATGAACCAGAAAGCCAGCGCTATTACTTAGTTCTAAAACACCAGTGGCCGGCGTGAAGAAATAGCTATTGCCTGTAGGGTTAACAATTGCGATATTAATTCCATTGGACGCCATGGATACATCGTCCGCGCCGGATATAACCCCGTGATCTGTCTCATTGCCAAGATGATCAAATGAATATAGCGTAGCGCCGATAACTCGATAAGGTGTTCCGTCACTGAAGACAAGAGCGCCGCGGCTGGTTCCAAATAGCGTGCTATTCAGGGGGACAATGCCGGGAGTATGGAATAATGCCCTAGCCGTGACTGCTGAAGACTGAGGGATTACCGGGTAAACGTTAACCGCCCGCTTCTCAAGATACGGCCCTGACTGGCTGACATAAAATCCGTCGGCAAAATCTAATTCTACCCTGGCCATATTAGTGGCCTATCCATGGCTGCATAGACATAGAATCAGGCTCGTGATCAAAGCCCAAGGATCCCTCGAGTAGCTGCTGCGCCTTTAGTTCAATTCTATCCAGACGATCCTGTGGCAGCCGGTACTCAGCGCTAATGTCAGCAGCGAGATTATATTTTAGCGTTCTAAACCACTCAGAAGGAAAGTCGGGATTCTCAGAAGTATCAAGCGTGATCTCTATAGGGCGCTCATAGGTAAACTTTGCAACCTGGTCGGCGTCATTGGCTGTCTGCCAGATATAAAGCCTGCCATCGGTTAATTGCGGCGAGTAATACCAGTTGTTAATTGTACCTTGCGACGTTTTATCCGGTTGCGCGAAGTACTCTTCCCTTGACCACTTCTCGGCTTCGATTTCTTCATCAGTAGAGTTTAATTTATCCCTGCGCAGCTGTAGCAATCTTACCGGGCGATCTAGCTTGTCAGTATAGGAAAATACAGAGTTATCGATAGCCGTCGCGCCGGTTAAGCCTGGTGCCGGAATAACAACAGAGAGAGCGCCGGGAATAGATTCGATAGTTGTCCATTGTCTAGTGCCGTCATCAAGCAGAATGCCAATGGTGTCGCCAATGGTTGTGCCGGTAGAGGAGTCGATGTTGATGGTGGTGTCAGTCGCAACGCCAGCAACCGATAAGGCAGTGGTAATTAAGTCATCGACATTGGTGGCCTCATCGCCAGAAGGGCCTAATAAATAATCAGTTTTGCCAACATCGAGGAATAGAATACCCTCGGTCTTTGTCCACAAGTGAAGGCCTTGATTCTGCCAGCCCTTAATCATGTAATTAAGAGCTTGGAGGGTGTCTTGTGTATCGCTAGGATCAACGGATTGATTAGCGTCTATCTCGCCAATTAGCCTCAGTGCCGCTTCTACAATATCCTTTGCTGTTGCAGTTAATACGGCGGTCATATCATATCGCTCGGGCTAAGTGGTGGATCTAGTAAGGGGGGATCTGCGGCTTCAACTCTAGTGCCGTCGGTTACTGCTATTCTTTCTGTCCTGCCGCGAATAAGAAGCTGTGGGTGCTTCTCTTCAAATTCTGTAACTCGGTCAACTAATTGACCCTTCCAGTTATAAACCATCTCCGACCGTTTAAACTCTTGGCCGGAGATGTCAGAGATAACATTGTGAGTTCCACGTACAAAGCGAGTCTTCATAAGTAACCCTCACAAACTCAGTTATGCTGCTTCTTTAGCCCAAATACCACGGGCCGCTACTACCTGCCATGCAACAACACCATCAAGACTGGCCAGCGTGACAAAATCGCCACGCTTAGCGGTAGCTTTGGTATTGATCAAATCCTTATCGTCGGTTGAACTACCGGCGTAGGTGATACCATCCAAAGCAGCGGGGCTAATAGTTAAATCAGCCGCGCCGTCTACAGCGTTGTTCACGAAAGTAATAGTGTTACCGATAGCAATGCTAGGCAAGGTAAATACAACACCATCCGTCTCGCTGGTAAATGTCTTACCGGAGTCTGTAGTGACGATCACCGTATAGTTTGCGGTCTTCTCAACTGCGTTAGAGTCAACCAGAAACGAACTTATGCCATTTGGGAACTTTGTTAATCGTGCCATTTTAATCTCCTGTGCGCCTCACGGATTCCAACCGCAACTTAACCAGCAGGGACGCATCATGGGTTTAAGAGCCTGGAGTACCAAAGGCACCGCGAGCATCAGACCAGCCGAACACATAACGCTCATCTGCCTTAAAGCGCGCATTACCTGAAGTAAAGGCGTTGTCTTGAGCAAAGCGTACAGCGCGACGGGTGAAATACTTAAGCCCTTGTGGGGCGTCAGTAGTCAAGAACCATGCGTCTGTATCGAGCAAGAACGGGTTAGACATATAGCCATCACGAACAGAGTTCATGTCACGCACTGCGTTAGTAGCGTTGTTGCCGGTATCGTTCTGCAAAACAGAGCCTAAGATACGCTGAGCTTCAAAGCTATTAGCAGGTGCAACAATCAAGCGCTGAGCCTGAAGAGCCGCCTGTTGGCCGCGAGCATCGGTCATAGTCTGAACTTGGATAAGCATATCTTCCAAGGCAGTCTCTGATAAATCAGCATCGATGGTTAAGCGGTTTGAGTAAGTGCCACCAGAAGGGCCGTTAGGGTGAGCTGTTGAAAACAACGCCACGCCGTCACCGTCTACCATCACTGATCCAGCATCAAAGCCATTGTTATAAATGGCAGCGCCTTCGATCTCTTTCGTAAGATTCATACTACGAGCAAGAGCGCGAGCACCGTCATTTAATTGACCGTAAAGCTCATCTTCCAATGCTTCCTCAGTTACGATGTAACCCTTGGCAAAGGTGGTGTGTTGATATTTAGGGGTAAAGCCCTGCTGGCGAGAATCGAATGTAATATCGTCTCCCTCAGTTTTGCTTGTCGCCCGAGTAAAACCTTCCAATTGAACGTCGACTTCGAAGTTCTTGGACGATTGATGAGTTGAAAACATCTTGTCCCATTTCTTGTCGTGCTCTTTTAGAGAGTCGCCGAAGACCTTGGTTACGCCGTCTTGTAATAGCCGGGGTAATGAGCCTGTGCTAATTGTTCCAGAAGCCATGATTTATACTCCGGTTGCGCCAGGCGCTACAGTAGTTGCATTAAGACGCACAAGGGCGACGTTACCCAATACACCAGCCGAATCTTCAAGAAGACCAACAATGTGCAAAGGAAGTGTGGAGGTAGTTGCTACACCGGTGGCGTTAACCTGCATGACAGACGGAAATAAACCACCTGAAGCAGTAGCCTCGGTTACAACAGCGGGAGCGTTTAGACCAACTTCAGTAATTACAAGCGGGCCATTAGCCACGTCGACTTCATAGACAGCGTTAGGATCAACATTGACCTTAATTGTGCCTAGAGTGCCTGATACGTGATGAGTTGAGGAAAGAGCCT